AGCGCCCGATGTACCACTTGTACCATCAGCGCCCGATGTACCACTTGTACCATCAGCGCCAGAAGTTCCACTTGTCCCATCTGCACCAGAAGTACCTGAAGTGCCATTATCTCCATCCACTCCGCTTGTTCCGCTAGTTCCATCTACTCCAGATGTCCCATCAACACCACTGGTACCTGATGTCCCATCAATACCTGATGTCCCATCTGCTCCAGAAGTACCTGATGTACCGTCTACACCACTTGTACCACTATCTCCGCTTGTACCACTTGTACCGTCAACTCCGGATGTACCATCTACACCCGAAGTCCCAGATGTGCCATCTACACCCGATGTTCCGCTAGTTCCATCTACGCCGGAAGTTCCATCTATTCCGCTTGTTCCTGATGTACCATTCACACCTGATGTGCCATCCACTCCACTCGTTCCACTCGTTCCATCTACTGCTGATGTACCGCTAGTACCATCAACACCACTTGTCCCTGCAGTACCATCCGTACCATCGATACCCGATGTACCATCGATTCCTGAGGTTCCTGAAGTACCATCTATACCAGAGGTACCTGATGTACCATTTGTACCAGCAATGGCATCTATAAAGATATTTGCTGTACCTGATGGGTTTGTTACTACTACTCCACTACCTGTAAAGTTTAGAGCGGTAGCTACACCTATCGATGTACCTTCATCTTCAACAACAATACCACTACCACTTAAAACCAATGAATTGATTTGGTCTTGAAGAGAGTTATCAGTTTGTGCAAATGATGCTGAATCTTGCGTAGTAGCAATAGAATCAATCATATCATCATTAAACCCTCTTAACCTATCAGGTGTAATGAAGTTAGTATTGTTGTTTGGAAAATTTGTTTGGTTCGTTAACCTTAATTGGTCTTTTGTTTGTTCAGCCATTTTTAATTCTTTTATATATCAAATCCGTTTGAGAAACCTGATGAGAATGCTCCTCTTTCTTGTCCGCCAGGTACTTCGGTTTGTCCGATTCCCTGTCCTATTAAAGCTCCTTTACAACATTCTCTACTATATCTATTTTCATCAGGACACAAACATCCTCTTCTTCCTCTTCTAGGAATTGCTCTACCTCTAGTATCTCCTATATATACTCCACTCCATTTATCTGGTCTTAATCTTCCCATACTAATTATTTTTTATATATAAGTCCAATTCCTTGAGCTTGCATGTTACCATTACAACATTTCACCGAATATTTGTTTCCTTTCGGGCATAAACAACCTCTTCTACTTTTTTTAGGTGAAGAGTGTGATTTTGTTGGTTCTACCTTTGGTATTGGTAGAGTAACGGTTTTGAGCTTCATAATGTTTTTATATTTAACAAACAATCTAAGAATTGTATGAGAACTACTTTTGGTATTTCTTCATCACTTCTTTATGTATCATATTTTCCATTCGTTGTTTATCACTTTCAAAAGCTAAAAATAATAAACATTTTTCCAGTGCTAGAGCTAAAACTTCATCGAAGGTGAGGATATTCCCTTTAGATAATTGATAAATTGCTGAGTATCCGCTCCATTTTTTGTGAAAGTTGTATTGGACTTGAGCACCTGCTTCTGGAGTTTCTGACTCAAAGAGCTCTGGATATCTTTCAACAAGTCCGTTAAGGTATTGAGAAAAAAAAACATGGCTCCAAAATGCACATCCATACTTACATCTAAAAACTTCTCTTTATCTATTTTACCGCTGTAAGGTTTGATTTCGTATAACTCACCTATTCTATTTGTAACAGGCCTATATAAGATAGACATTATTTCTGCCCAATTCTTATCTATCTTTACCTCTTCGTATTTTTGTATATCTACATAAGCGCCATAACTCATTTCAGAAAGATTAGGTTCGAATCCCCATTCTATTCCATCTAAATGAAATCTGCGAACCAATGGCAAATCTTCAACAGACATAAGTTTATGTAGTTGAGTTCGTATATCCGTATATATAGATATATCCAACTTACTTAGGTATCTTACATCAACTCCACATAGATGATGGAATAGAGCCGCATCTACTGCTTCTGGTGTATCTTTGTACACTTCCATATCTTTTAGTAATTCTAAATACTTTCTTAGAGTTACTGCTTTCCAATTCTGCGGAACACTTATTTCTAAATTTACTTTCTTACTCATAGTTTACTATTTTATAAATTTCGCGGTCCTGATGGGACTCGAACCCACGCGCAATCAGAGTTCGGGTTAAAACCCTACATCGAAATGCTCTAAGCCATCTGAGCTACAGGACCGCGAAATTTATTTTCTTACTCATTATCAAATGGTGTGGTTATATGTGTTTCTGTCATTATTACATTAGCTTGGTGTTGAGCTAAATGATGTTGAGCTACTGCTCTATCACCTCTTGCTGTTTTTAATTGAGCTTGTAGTTGAACGATATACCCTTTAAGGTTTTTATTTTCCTCATTCAAAATGTTAGCCCATTGAGCTAGTTGTAAGATTTGTTCTTTTGTTAAATCTTCAACATTCATTTCTTTAGGTGTATCATCAGGTTTTCCGTGTATTGTTGCCATATTATCTAATTGAAATTGTGTATGAGCCAAAGCTCTTTCTTTTATTACTTAGTTTAAATGTAGCGATATATCTACAAGCATCAATTGCGTGATTGTTTGTATCTACGGGCTCATTTAAAAATTCTTCATTTTTATCTTTCTTAAATGTATAAGAGTAAAATTCATCAATTATATTATCTGATTTCTTAGTGATGAATATTTTGTGTTGTTTCATTGTATCTATACCAGCTAAGATTGAATCAGGTCCTTTTACCGCTGGTTTGATGTTGATTCCATTTCTGAATATCTCTTCTATAAGTCTTGGGTCTGATGAGTCAGCGATTACTTCTTTTTTACCAAATTGATTATAAGCGGCTCTAATAAAGTTTGCTATCTGATTGGATAGTAATCCTTTCATATAACAAATCTCATCAAATAGAATGCCTTCTGGTGTTTTCCAAAGTGCTACTAAAGCTGTTGGGTCATTCGTATATCCAAAGTCAATACCATATCCCATTAATTCTGATTCTTCAGGTATATAATCTACTACTTCTACATTATCAAAGATTAGACCTTCTACTACACCCTCTAATCCCAATCCATAAACTTTCCAATAAGATGGTGAGGTTTTCTCTAATCTTTCAATCTCAGTTACTAATGTATCATCTAAGAATGGATTATCTTTATAGGTTGTAATGTATCTAGTAGCGTCTGGGTGTGTGAGTACTTGTTGGAATATCCAATGGTTTGTAGCGAACGATGGGTTATATGCAATAATAATCTTATCCGTTGTACGAATAGAGAGCTGGAAGTAATCTTCATAGTTCAATTCATTTGCTTCATCAATGAACAAGTAATTGCGCTTGGTGCCCTTCCTTCTTTCCGAATCTTGTACTGATAAGAATTCAATAGATGAACCATTATCAAAGGTATAAGAGTTTTCAGAAGCATACCAATTCTCCTCATCCCAAATCTCCCATTCTTTAAGGATTGTTTTAAAGTCTCTCATCGCAGATATACGAAGGGATGGGAATGACTTCCTTACAACCGAAATAAGAACGCCAGGGTTCTCTAATGCTTTAGTTATAAGGTATTGGATTGCTGAATAGGATTTACCACTACGAGTACCACCCTGTAAGATAGCTATTCTATCTTCATTCAGCAAGTCCAAAAACGTCTTGCTCGTCTGAATCTTTAGTTCCATATAATTCTTTATATCTTCTTTGGATTACATCATCTACATAATCCTTATGTAGTTCGAAATCAAAAAGCGTTTCCCACTCTTTGTTAGTTAAATCCCAATCCCAAAGAGTTGGAATAGTGTGGCAGTTAGCTACTGCTCCAATAGATTTTCTTTTTAGTTGAGTAAGGGCTAAATCCTTAGATTTTAAAAATAAGTTCATACAATCCATTCCCTGATGTAATGGTGTGGGTTGTGTCCATATAGTATAATCTAACTCACTAAAATTATCTTTATATCTGTCCCATGTAACTAAAACGGGCTCATATCCTAATGTTTCCATTTTATTAACTGCATGAGACATATCACCTAATTTATGTCCGAAGATTAAGCCTAGCTTTTTACTCTTCGTTGTTTTCTTTGTTGTCATCTCTTTGTTTTATTTCTACTGTTATCTTTTCTACTTTGTTATTTACTTCAGCTTTTACATCCATATCTACCGATTTTAATTTTGGTAAATTGAATTCTAAAAGTTTCATTAAAAGATTAAGAGCACCTTTAGGGTCCTCTTCTCTCAATCTTTCATAATCTTCTTTGATGGTATCTAATCCGAAATTAGCAGCACGAGCAACATTGACTTTCATCATCTCAGTACTTCTATTCTGAGAGCCTCTAGGTCTCCCAAATTTATTTCCGTTCCAATCTTTTCCTTTTTTAAATCCCATAGTAAATTGTAGTATTTAACTAACTATTTAACATTCAAGTTGAAATCTATATTCGTTAGCGTTTTACCACCATCCCAATGCAAGCGCTTCATTGGCTGTTTCCAATCTTCTTTGATACGAACTCCAAACCTACCCTGAATTGCTATTAGAAGTGTATAATAATTTTGTATAGCCCATTTGTGATTAACTAAGATATAATCGTCTTGATGCCAATTCTCTCTAAAGGGTGTTTGATAATAGTAATTGTAATCTTTTAAGGTATAGGTACAAGCACTAAAGTTCTTTCTTACTGAGTTATTCCATTCTTCGTAATCTCTCATTATGATTAGAGCTTTTCCGTTTTCCAAATTAGGTAAACAATGCTTTAGGGATTGTTGAATACCAAATCTCATATCTCCTTTCACATTTCCAATTGAATGTAGTGAACCATCATATTCTAAATCTACAAAGTTGTTTCTTAATGTCCATTCTAAGAAGTTTGTACCACTTCTCTGCATTCCATATACTTGTATCTTATTCATCTTCTTTAAATTCCCATTTAAAATTATAAGCTGTTAAATGTTCTCCTTTACAACATCTTAATATTTGAGATGCTGCTGATTCTTTCCATCCTAATTCTTCTATTACCTGATTTACACTTTCCCATTCTTTTATTTTATTTCCTTCTAAATCAAATTGAATACATGCTAATTCTTTTTGTGTTTTTCTATAAGGAACAAATTCTCCTTTCATTCTTCGAAGTGCTTTTTGAGTATTCTCTTTATGCCTCTCAGCTCTTGCAGGATGATTTCCCCATAAAGTAGCTAACCAATTATCACCATAGTACTTCCTACCTAAAACCTCTTGATAATTCTCCATAGCGAATATCTTATCTAACTTTCGTTTGGTTTCTTTTTTGATTTCTAAGTAATCTTCGTAGCTATAATCTCTTTTTATCTTTTTTGGCATGATATTCTTTTAGTGTAATCCTTTTTATAATATATCCGCCTGTTGATTTTGTTTTTCCTGATAATTGTGAGTATATTGATTGTGGTAAAATACCTAAAGCTTCTCCTACTTTGCGATATTGTGGGAATACTCCTACCCATTCTCCATTTTTATGCCAAACTTCTACGGGCTGAGACTTACCATCTTCTATTGATTTATCTGAATCAAAATAATGTTTACAATTTTCTTTATGAGAAACCCATTCTAAATTTGTATAATGATTATTCTTTTTATTACCATCTTTGTGATTCACTACCCAACTCTTAGTATCTTCCCATCCTTCAGGCGTGTCCAACCAAACTTGTGCAACAATTCTATGTACAAGACCAGCTGAACATCTAGGATAACCAGTATTAGCTAATGAATACTTAGCTTCTCTTTCTTTTGTTTTTCGATAATTTCCCCATCTTGTCAATACTTCTCTTTGTGGGTATTTTACTCTACCAGTGTTAGATACTAAAAAGTCTAATGTGTTACCAAACTGAGTTTTAATATCTACTCTTTTCCATTCTTCTTTATTTTCCATTTTTATTTTAATTTATAATACTATAAAATCGTTATCTTCTTGCGGTTTTACTGAGTTTAATCTTTGATGTTCTATAATGAACCTTCTCACTTCTTTATATTGTGAGAAATCAAATCTTTTCTCTTCTCTTACCTTAATTAAGATATCTGCTACATATCCATCATATTCATTTGGGTTGTCAATCTTTGCACCCAAAGTTTCGGCTTCTTCAATGTATGACCATACACCTTCTTTGCCTTTTTTCATTAAACTTCTAAAGTTTTCTTTTAATTTTGCTTCCATATTATTTATCTCTACTTTGATTTAAGGGATGTCTTTCTCCTGAGAATATAACTTTCCAATTCTTAGGATACATTTTCTTAGCTGCTCTTTCTACCCGTTTTGGATTAGTTAGAAGTTGTTCTAATTTTTTACTATTTTTCTTTCTTATCTGCTCTAATTCTTTATTCTTCATTTTTTTCCTTATTAAATGGATTATCTAATTTTTCTTTTAATAATGTTTTTATTTTCTTTACATTTAAGAACGCTGTGCTCTTAGATATGCCTATTTCTTTACTCAATTCATCAAATGTTTTATCTGAAAACCAATATAATTCAAACAACATTGCTGATGACCAACCTTTCTTTTTCTTCATTTGAGATAATTCATCTAAAACTTCTTTATATGATTTTTCCAATTTATTATCCCATTCTTCATCATATGGTATATCTTCACTATCCCAATCTGAAAATAAAGGTAACCATCTATTATCTACTTTTTTAAGATTGTAGAATCTACTGATGATAAACGCTCTACAATATTGTAGATTGTAACTATCTTTAAAGTAGAGAGCTTCATCATTTCTTTCTAAAAGATAGAGGTACAATTCCTGAACTAACTCCTCAGATATTATCATATCTTTGCTAGCTTTGAATGCAACAGAAAATAACCATTGATGATGTTTTCTGTATAGTACATCTAATCTTTTTTTAGTTTCTTTATTCACTTCTTTCCTTCACAAAATCACGTAATGCATTAACTGCTTGTGCCCATAACTTAGCAGAACTTTTACAAGAACACGGCTGTGTTTCTGTTTTATTTCTGATTTTGTTATACATCAACCAAATAAAATGCATCTGTCCTTCTGGTAGGAAAGCTTTTATTAAATTTAATTCTCCTTCTAATCTTTTAAATTCCTCTTCAGTAAGAGGTAAATACTTTTCTGAACTCATAATGATATCCCTTTTTCTTTACAACCAAATAACTTATTTAAATACACACGACGTCTTTCGCACCCGCAATCTGCGTATCCTAATTTATTTGCTATCCACATAGCTAAATCTTTTCCCCAACCTAATGTAATTACATTGATTAATCCCTCTACTATGTTTCCAAATTTTATTAAACAAATCATATATTAAGTAAGGTTAAAAGAAAAGGGATACTATGACCCCTTTTCTTGAATAAGGAAAATAAATATTTATTGGCAGATAAATAATTATCATTTATAAATATTAGCTTATGTCTTTTTTTGATTCTAGTCTTTCTATTTCTTGTTCAGCTAAATCTCTATTTCTGACATCCCATAGATAATCTTCTAAGTCTCTCTTCATTTTATTTTGAATCCAGCCTTCTTTTAAATTAGGTCTATCTGAAAATTCTGATTGTTCAAATTCTCTTTCGTAATGTTTAAATAATTTTGATTTCATATTGGTTTATTGCGTTTTCATTGGTTCAATGTTGTGTTCTTCTAATAAATCTTTAAAAATTCTATTGAATTCGTTTGCTAGATGTACATCTACCTTATCTTTTGTAAATTCAAACCATTCATTGTATTTTTTTTCTGCACTCATAACTTTTATTATTTAATTTTTACAAATATACGAAATAAATCTTAATAATCCAAATTTATAAAGAAGAAATAACAGTTTAACTTGTCTGAGGGATACAATCCACCCTTCTGTGATATTACTCACATTGGGGTGAGAATGTTAACTTGTCATCAGTCAACAACTGGTCCTACACCAGACTAAGAAAAAGGAATTACCTCATTACCTACTTTCTTAGCTCCACCTTGCCTTAGTTTCACTTATTCCTCTTTTCAGAGTTATTCCCGTATTCTCAACGGTGCCTAAGGTACATTTTACATACAACTAATCATCTTACGAAGGGTGTATTACAAAAAATAAGAGAGGGAGTTGTACGAGCTCCAATTAATGTTATTAAGTTTTATAGTTTATTCGTTTTATCGTTTACATCTATAAATATAACACAGTGTCCAAAAACATAAAAAATTTTAAATATTTTTTTAAAAACATACGCTCGTATATATTTATTAGAGAAGGTCAACATCTAACTATTCTTATCATATTTTTATTCGTTTACCCTTGATTGTTGAGTTGGCCTTCACTTTTTAAGGTTAATTAATTTGAGGAGAGAGGGGAGGAATCCCCTTTTTCTTTTTGTAGAATATGAGATTAAAGAAACCACCATTCTTTCAGGCAACTTGGGGTGATGTTACCACAACAACTCCATACCGTAGACCTACCTTAGAAGCTTTTGCTAATTGGTGGACTGAATTTAAAACTATTAAGGGATTAGAAGATTATGAGGTAAACTTAGTAGGTAGCTTCTGTGAGAGGCATTTCGGTCATTACAACGGAGTAGTAAGAGACCTCGATATAGTTCTCACAGGCGAACTACAAGACGAAGAGCAATTAAAATATATTCTTTCACACGGAATCCATTTAGGATTTGAGAATAAAATGTTGGTTGATTTGACTTGGGCAACTGAGATAAGTAAGTTTGATAATTGGCAACCCTTTTGTAAAATCAGAGTAGGTAAAACATTTACAAAGATATTAGGAGATAAAGCTTATGTAAGTGAATATCACGGAGATGATGAACGAAGATTAGATTGTGGCTTACATGCTTTTTGTTTTAAAGAACCACCTAACAGTTGGTTTAAAGCATATCAACGATGGGAAGATGGATTATATCAGGGTATCTGCGCAGATGTAAGAAAAATGTTTGAATAAATTTGGATATATAAAAATAATTTTGTATATTTGTAATACAAATAAAATAATATGGCAGAATTAATTAAAGAAAATATAAAAGCGCATCTTAATAATATGATAGCGTATCATTCAGAAGAAAGAAAAAAATTAGCATGGATTATAGAAAAACATCCTAATGAGTGTTTACCTAAGATAGATTATAGAGAACACAATTCAAAGATTTCAATATTCAAAGCAATGATTACAAACATCGATAGTGGTGTTTATGATAAAGAAAATTTCCAAGATGCATTCACTAAGTAATTTTGATTGGGGATGGATGTCAGCACCTCAGAATCGAATGAGGAGATTGATAGAAGAAGAATTTTTTACAACTGATACTAACATATACGAAAAACATTTTGAAGTAGAAGAAGGTGATGTAGTTTTAGATTTAGGAGCTTCTATCGGTCCTTTTCCTTGCGTTATTAAAGATAAGAACCCTTCTAAGATATATTGTGTAGAAGCTTCTTATTCTCAGTTTCCAACTTTACTAAAGAATACTAAAGAAGATAATATCACTTGTATCAACAAAGCTATTTGGCATGAGGATGCTCCAACTAATATGGAACAAGTGTATGGTGAACCTGATTCGGATGGTGAAGTACCTACATTTCTCACACCACAATGGGTAGATGGTATTAAGTTTTCTACGCTAATTAAAGAATATAATATAGATAGAATTGACTTTCTCAAGGCGGATTGTGAAGGCGGCGAGTATGATGTCTTTAATAGTGAAAATATTTGGTGGATTAAAGATAATATGAAGAAGATTGCAGGTGAATGGCATTTATCTAATCCTCAATTAAAAGAAAAGTTTAGAATCTTTAGAGATACCTATTTGAGATTATTTCCTAATCATCAGATATATTCGGTTGATGGCGTGGATATAAAATGGGACCTGTTTAATGAACATTTCATTGAATACTATAATGAAGTAATAATTTATATTGATAATAGATAATTTATGTATTACATTTATCACATCCCAGATTTTATGTACAAAGATGGTTCTATTGGTAAAATAGGATGTACATATAATATAGATGCTAGAATTCAAGATAACAAATATATTTCAAAAAATAAATTTAATTTTTGGGAAGTGCTTGAAGAATATGATTGTATATATACAGCTAGCATAAGAGAAAGAGAATTACAAAAACAATATGGGTATCCAGTAGATACAAAACCTTATTGGAAAACTATAAAAATGGCAACTACAAAAGGTAGAAGTAAAGGAGGAAAAGTTTCTGGTGCAATAGTAGGTAAACGAAATGTAAAATCAGGCCAATGGAAACAATGCCAAAAATTGGGTGGAAAAGTAAGTGGCCTTAAAAAAAAGCAATCTGGTGAATTACAAAAGATGATAAAGGCTAATAATATTCCAATAATACAATATGATAAAAATAATAATTTTATAAAAGAATGGATTAGTGCTACACAAGCTTCAAAAAAATTAAATTTAACCAGGTCAAGTATTACTGCAGTTTGTAGAGGTAGATTAAAATCAACAGGTGGATTTATTTGGAAATATAAAGAGGGATAAGAGATTATTCCTTTTTTTATGCTTTTAGATTGTCAAATACTTATCTATGTAGAGTTGTTAAAGACTTAAAGACAACCTAAAGACAAGATATATGCAATCGTATTACATTTCAGGTTCAAATGTATTCACTTTTAGAACCAAACCTACGGGCTCATCTGATTTGACATTGTATTTAGAGGATATGTTAACTCTATCTACATCATCAGCAGCTATTAGTGATTACACATACAACGCTGAACAATCTATCTTACAATTTACTGCTTCTATCACAGCAAATACAGGCGATGAGTATAGAGCACACATTAAGGATAGTTGTGATAATAGATTATGGGATGGAACTATTCAGGTGTACGCATCTCAATCAATTAATAAGCCAGTATATACAAATCAGAACACAACAGGTTCATATATCTCTAACGATACTGCTAACGAATACATAATTTTAACTTAATATGAAGAAGATTGAAAATTTAAGCTTCGTAAATCTAACTCGTCAGGATATACCTGAAATTGTTGAAGATACAAAGACAAGATATAGCTGGGTACCTGTGGGTATAATTGGGCAAGATGATTACTTCCCAATCATTACTGATGCTTATCAAACCTCAACCACAAATGCGGCTTGTATTGAAGGTGTAGCCGATTTGATTTACGGAAAGGGTTTATATTCTAAAAATGAGGTAAAGGATAAACAATTACAAAGTATCCTCTCACAAAAAGATATGAAAAAAGTTTCATTTGATTTGAAACTTTATGGTAATGCTGCATTCCAAGTAATTTGGGATAACTCACACACTACCATTAAAAAAATGTACCATGTGCCTGTACAAAATCTAAGAGCAGAAAAAATATACGATTCTATCGATATTGAAAACTACTACTATTGTACTGATTGGTCAGACCAAAGAGCACAAAGAAACAAAAAAGTAATTCCTGCTTTTGGTACATCAATGGAAAAAATGGAAATTCTTTATATTAAGGATTACACACCTTCTAGATTCTATTACGGATTACCTGATTGGATATCAGCTTTACAATTCTCATTCTCAGAAGCAGAATTATCAAACCTACACATTAACAACATTGAAAATGGATTCTTGCCATTAGTAATGGTTAATATGAACAATGGTGTACCTGCACCTGAAGAAAGAGATACAATTGAAGCATTGATTGAAGGTAAATTTACAGGTACTCGTAATGCTGGTAGATTTATGGTATCATTTAACGATGACCCAGCAAATAAACCAACCATTGATACAATACAAACTGAGAATCTGCACGATAAGTACCAATATGTAGCAGAATACGCTCAGGATAGAATATTGGTAGCACATAGAATTACTTCTCCACTCCTTTTTGGTATTAGAACTGCACAAAACGGATTCTCTTCTCAGAGTGAAGAAATGATGACAGCATTCTCTATCATGCAAACAATGACTATTCAACCATTCCAACAAATGTTAATCGATGTTATATCTGATGCATTTGAAAAAGCTGGTTTGGAAGATATGGAGTTATATTTTGAACAATTAACACCTTTGGCTATCTTATCACAAACTGCAGAAGAAACTGACCAAACAATTGAAGAAGTTGAGCAGGATGTAAACGAACAAATGGAAAATCCTGATGAGATGGAATACGAAGATAAGGTTGATGATATAAACGAAACTACTAACGATAAAATATTTGAATAATGGCTTTTGGATTATTTGTAACACGAAACGATATCATTAAAAACACACCTTTACAGGGTGCTGTTGATGCTGATAGATTATTACCATTCATTAGAACGGCTCAAGAAAAATATATACTAAACCTATTAGGTACAGTATTGTATAACAAACTGCAAGATGATATAGAATCTCAAACAGCGTTTTCTGGGTACTATCTTACCCTAATGAATGATTATGTAAAGCCAACCCTTATTTGGTACGCATGCGTTGAGTATATACCATTCTCAGCCACTCAATTTAAGAGTGAAGGAGCTGTAAAATACAAATCAGAACAAGCTGAATCTGTCAGTAAGAATGAAATTGATTATTTGGCTCAAAAATCACAAGATAACGCTGATTATTACGCTACAAGATTACAGGATTATCTAATTGCATACTCAAATCAGATACCTGAGTTCTTACAATCAGTTGGAGATTCTACTCAAATCTACCCAGACCAAACTAACCAATACTTTGGTGGACTAAATTTATAATATATGGCGGATATTGTTAAAAATCAGGATGTAAATTACGCATTGTACTACAATGTGTTGGATTATTTTAAGATTATTATGAAAAATCACCCTTCGATTAATCACGTATCGCAGGGAGATGCTTCTGATTTTGACCAGAATGAGTTTCCAGCATATCCAGTAGCTAATGTAATGATTTCACAATCGGAATTAAGAGAAAAAACCATTGTACATACGGTAGATTTGATTGTTGCTGATAAAATCAAACAAAAAAACAACGATTCAACACCTACAACCAATGAACAATCGATTCCCTACTATGGGACAGATGATTCAGTTGATATTTTGGCTAATACTATGGCGATTATTAACGATTTAACTACATTTACACAATTTTCAGTAGAAGCATTTGATATTGATGGTAATATTATTGTTACACCATTTAAGGATAGATTCAACAATGGTTTAGCTGGACATGTGGCATCTTTTAGATTGGTATCTTTTGCTAATAGAAATAGATGTACTTTCAATCTATTAACTGATTCGGATTTAGATGTTAGTTGTTAATGAAAACACTTCAAGATTTAGCCAAACAATATCGTAAATCAGCTGCAGAGGCAATCTACCCTGGTTTGCCTTATCCTAAATACCAAAGAGCACCTAAATCTCTATTACCACCTAATCCACCGGGGCAAGAATCAAGAGCATTTAGTACAGGTAACTTATTAACTAAGTTTATTACCTCACCACAAAACGCAATAGATACTATTGCATCTAAAATAGGTAACGGATACCAAATTGTGGTAAATGTTTCTCCTGAGGGAGCTGAGTATGGTAGATGGGTACACTTTGGGACACGAAGAATGATGGCAAGACCTTTTGCAGAGATTGCAGCTAATGAACCAAAGTTCCAACAAGCTCTAAATGAGTTTATGATTGGAGAATCAGAAAAAGAAGTAGAAGGAGAGTTGGAAAAGTTAGATGATATGTTCAACAAAGCTGGATGGAAGATAACCTAACCATCAAATATATTTTTTCTTAGAAAGGTTAAATTAAAAAGATTAATTTATGGCTATCGAAATCTTACAATTACCCGCAAGTTGTTCACTAGCACAATCTCCAATAGTTTGTGCAGTTAGTGAATCTAATAGTGGGGTAATAGCATCATCATCATTCCAATACATTGCTGAGTTGTATTATTGGACAGGTAGTGTAAACGATAGTGGTTCGCTATCTGACTTTACACTTGCTAAATATCCAAACGAATCACTTAGTGGTATTTTTGATTTTAGTAAAATTATCAACTCAACATTGGAAGATTCTATTGAAGAGAATCCATCTAATGTAATATTCTTTAAAGCAGATTTATATCATCAATACATTTCAGCATCAACATTCTATACATCATCGCATGTTGAGACAGGAGTATATAAAGCGGTAGATGGATATGGAGTATTCCAAGAACCAATTGGACAAGATATACAAAACAAAACACCTCATTGGCCAATAATGAGTGATGGACCATCAGTACAAACATCGTTTGATGGTAATGTTGGTAGAATGGGTATTTTTGCATGGAGTGGTAGTGGAGATATTCCTGATGCAGTATTATATACATCAACTACACAAACATCAGCATTTCCTATTACAGGTTCAGAATCTACTGATGGGCAAATTGCTACTTTCCCAATTGGAAACGGAGAATTTGATTTCCCATTAAGTTCTTCATACGATTCATTTACCGTAACTCCTCTAAAATTAGGAAGTG